TTCGATTCAAGAGATACCACATTCGGAGACGCTTCGGAATGCTTATCAAGGTACTGAATGGCGGAAAGAAGGATGTTGCGGTCTTCTTTTGCCTTTCCAATCATTTGATTGCACGCCGTACAGAGAAGTTCCCTAACTTTACCGGTCGTGTGGTCGTGATCTACCGCCAAGGACTTGCGCTTACCATCGCGCATTTCGGTTTCAGGCTGCTGGCAGATGGCGCACTTGCCATTCTGGGCAACTAGCATTTCACCGTATTCAGCCAAAGAAAGGCCAAACTTTTTTTGCAAATCCCGCTCTTTCCAAAGCAAAGGAAAAGCCTTCCGGCTTTCCTCAAGGTAATTTTTGTTACCGTCCGCGCTTGAAAAATCAAATTTGCTCGGAAGCGAATTAGACATTTCAAGGTTGTCGAGCCTTAGATTAAGCGGGTTTTTGTCCTTGAAGTAAATTTTCCCTGTAGCCCATTCACCATGGCCAAGAAGCCACGCCAACTGAACAGCGGGGATTTCACGCCCCACGCGGATATACCGATAAGAAACAGGCTGACCTGTCCCCTTGGCAATCCGCGTGGCCTTTTCACAGCCAGCTTCGTACCCGGCCTTGATGTTGCGAGATACATTTTCAAGCCAGAAAAACTTTCCCGTTTCGGGCTCGTAGCGCAACTTTGACGCCATGAACGAATAGGAAAGTTCTTCCTTGTAATTGATACGATCAGACATAGCAGTTCCTCCTTCCGCGAATAAGCGGTATACTTTTGTACCGCTTTTGCTATCTGGAGTCAACTGCTTGTCCTTTCGTACCGCTTGAAAATTTTATCCAACAAAATCAAGAGGTTGGGAACGATCCGTAGATCGAACGCCAATTGTAGTACCCGAACGAGTAGCGTTCGTAGCCCTTCACCAACAGATTGTCAGTCACGAAATCCACCTGCATATCCGTCTCGAACTTGATGCGCTCCATGTAGGAGAGACCATCAATGTTCGTGAGCAGGAACCAAGCGTACTGCGACGTGAGGAAGTCGTTGACCATGTACGATTCCGGCAGGCCACCGGCGGTCGTCATAATGGCATTGACATCGTTGTCGGCGGTGCCGGGGCGGAGTTCCGTCTTGAGAAGGCGGATCGCGACGGGCTCAAGCTGCGGAGGAATAATCAGCTTGCGAGCGCGGGCGAACACCTTCAGACCGGCCTGATCCTTGAAGTTGGTGCGGACCGCGATCATCGCGTTCAGCAGCGTGGCTTCGTTAAGATCAACCTGCGTCGAGGGGGTGTTGGCGACCGTGCTGCCGTCAATCGGGTGCGCCGTCGAACACAGAGAAACGCCGTCGCCGCCAACAGAGGCATTGTACGTTGTCGCGGTGTTCAGGATCGTCGCGCCGTAGATTTCCTTGGTCTGCTGGAAGGACTCGATCAGGCCAAGGTTCGACGGATGAAACTGGGTCTTGTACAGGTTATCGTCAATCGCCTTGCGGGTGATCGCGTAACCAAGACCAATTTCGGTGTGCTCCTGGTTGTACACATAGCGTTCGCCCGCGCCATTATCGAAAGCGGTCTGGCCGCCTTCGGTCTTGAGCTGGGCAAACCCAAGATACCGCATTTCAGCGGTGCGCTCGAAGGCCAGCTTCGAGTCGTGCTTCGTGAAAATCTTGTCGTACTGGCTGGGAATCATCTCGTACCGGCCTTCGATGCCCCTCAGACCGGGCAATAGAAGGTCTTTAATTGCGCTAAGATTAACCGCCATGGTTAAATCTCCTTAGTGATATGCGACCAAGATTTTCCAATCTTGATAAGCGATATGGTTGAAGGGCTGACGCCATACTTTTTAGCAAGCGTAACGCCAGATTCTTTCGATGCTTTAATCGCTACCACATCGGATGCAGAGAGCTTCGCCGTTCCGATCATCTCGCCACGAACATTTCTGCGGTGACGGGATTCTCTATCTGCTGCATTATCGGCTTGCGTTCCCAAACTAAGATGATCTGGGTTAATGCAAGACGGATTGTCGCAGGAATGACGAACAACCATTCCGTCAGGAATAGCTTCGCAAAAGGCTTCATAGGAAACGCGATGAGCGGACACAGTTTTGTTGTTTTGACAAAGCAGTCCATATCCATTGCGCTTTGAGCCCTTCCACACCCAGCAACCCGTTTCGGACTGATAAACGCGATTCATCAGCGTATACTGAAGAAGCATTTTGTCAGAAACCGAAACGAAGGTAGCCATTTCAAGCTACTCCTTAAATGCCGGTGACGCCGGACTTCATGGCCGAGTTGTTGAACCCGACGACGATCCGGTTATAAGCCGAGGTGGAATCATTACCGTTGATACCGGCGATCGGGTTCGACCCGTCCGGGGTATAATTGGCAAGGGCGATGACGCGGAAAGGCAACGCGTTCGACGTGCCAAGCGTATACTGATCAGCATACGCGGTGGACAGGCCGTTCGACACGTTGCCGGGCGTGGTGCCAAGCGTGTTGGTGTTCGTGCCGGTGCCAGTGCCATACGCAATACCAATGTTCTGACCAATGGCCGAAACGCCAACGGCGGTGGCCGTGGTGTTCGAGTTAGCGGTCTGAACAATGAACTGCGCGTTCGGGTCGGTGATGACATAAGCCGTCACGGACGGGGCGCTGGAGTTCACGTCGCCGACGCCGGGAAAGTAGTTCGACCAGACAGTGCGCTTCTGCGACACCGAAAGGTACTTACAACCGACGAAAACGCCGACAAGATTGCCCGCGCCGACAGTCGAGCCATCGCCAGTGCTGTTGGTGCCCATCTGGCAAATGAAGCCAGTGGAGAGCTGGGCAACGGGATCGCCGTAGAAAATCTGAGGATTAGTGGAGTTCGTGGCGGAAATGGCAAGCTGGACCTGTTCATAGGTCGGAGCCGAGCCCGTACCGCTGTACTGATTGAAACCGTTGGGCGCGTTGGTATTCGCCATGACGGATTCTCCTTTTTACAGGAAAGTCCATCATCGCACACCGGGGCGACTAAGAACCGGGAATTTGTTAAACTTCCACGCCGGGGGAAGCCTGTCAAAAATACACGATTATAAAACAAAGTAAAGGGGGGCCGAAGCCCCCCTCATATCGTCATTCAGGAATGGGAACGGCTTCCCAACCTTTTTTTACTTTCGCCAGCGGCGCGTCCTTATTGTTGCGGCTAAACTCGCCCGGACGCGCTTCGCCAAGCTGCGCTTCCTTGTTGCGGACCTGAAGGCGGGCGCGACGCTCTTCGATGTTCCTAGCTTCGTCCGTCAGTTCAGCCGGGCGCTCCATGAGGATCATGCCCTTGCGGGTCACGTACTGGTCCTTGCTGCTGGCGGGCATCAAGTGCGGCAGGCGATCAACCGGGACCGGCTCCCAGCCCTTGCGAGCCAAGGAGACGGCATAGGACGGGTCTTCCGCCCCGGCGACCGTGTGGCGCTTCCACTCATAGGACCAACCAGGCGGGATGTCCGTGGGGTCAATGTAAAACTCATCGACACCTTCATCCATTGAGCCAATGTTGCCACGGATTTCAGCGGCGCGTCGGGCCGCCCTAGCGCGCGGATCTTCCGCCTTCATTTCCGGGCGCATTGGTGGCCTGGAAGGAGACGGGGCGGCGTCGTTCGAGGCAAGAGAATCAAGAACTTCATCGGCCTCGAAGCTTTCAACGGCGTCCTTGCGGGTCAAGAAGCTTTTGCGCGGACGACCGCGCCTTGATGTCATGTCGTTCACTGGAGTTTCCCTTCTTTCTGGAGAGCGCGCTTGTTCTTGGCGTACTCTTGTTCAGTCATGCCCCAAAGCTGCGCCATTTCGCGCTCGGCGGCGGTCAAACGCACTACATCCGGCCTAGAGCCCGTGCCCGTTCCCGCCCTCGACACAGGAGCGGACGGCGGGGCCGATCGGCGCTGCGTCACCTTGGCGGCATCCGCCATGGCTTCATCCCTTACAGGCGGTGCGGACTGGCGGTTGATACGCAAAACGTCCTCGACGGCGGCGAAATACTCGTCACTGTCGGGAACATAACCGTCCGCCACGGCCAATTGATGCGCCGCGATCATCTTTTTCGTCAAACGCTGATCACGCGCATATTCAGGATGCGCCCTAACCCATGCGGCGCTCTGTGGCGTCAACTGAGACGCCAGAGCCTCGACGGGGTCGGCGGGCTCATACTTGGGCGGAGCCTGCTTAGGCTGCGCCTCCATGGCCTGCCTGCCGCTTTCAAGCTGGAGAAGCTTGGCGGCGTTCGAGGACATCTCCTGCTGAACGTCGGCGGCCCTGTCATAGTCGCCGGCGGCCATCGCGTCTCGATACTGCATCCGCAGAATGTCATTATTCCGCTTAACCGTGTCGATGGCGTTGGTAATAAGGTGAAGATTAGTCTCACTCACCTCATTTTGCGCTTTGTAAGCCTGCTGAGTGGCTTCCTGAGCGCGTTTTTCAGCGTTTGCGCGAGCCGAACGCTCCATTTCGATTTGCTTACGCAGTTCTTCAATGCCCGTTTCAGGGGCAATGACGTCGTCCTTGGCCTCCTCGGCCTTAACGACTTCGATTTCGGGCTCTTTTACGGCGGTTTCAGCCGGCTCAAGCTCAATTTCGACTTCTTCATTTTTATCCGACATTTATTTCTCCTTACCAAACGCGGTCAGGCGCATCAATGCGTCCGCGCACGCTGACATCATCCAAAATACGACACAGAACACCGTTGACAGTGATATTCCAACCATCGGAAGGCTTAAAAACAAGCCAATCGCCAAGGTTAAATTCTGTGTTTTCAAACCAAGCCCCATCTGAAACAAAAGCAGTGTTGCCTTTTTTGACCAATAGACCAACCTTGGACTGGTAACGGTCTTCGTCGGTCGTCTTGTCCGACAAGTAAATGCCGGATTTGGTCCTCTGAGGCCGAATATAGACGGCAACAAGCACCTGATTGTTGAAGATTTCGACCTTGCTGATGTCCCCGAGTTCCTTTTTCAAGGCTTCCTTGGGGTCGACTTCGTGCGTCATAAGCATGAAAGGCATTACTGGTTCTCCCGGTTAAATTCCACGTTCCCGCTTGCTGACAATATCGTTCGCTTCCTCAAAAAGCTCTAAAGCCTCTCGAAGTCCCGCGATTCTACCAACTTTTTGGCGAAAACTTTCGATGCTGTCGACCGTTCTTCCGGTGGACAGTTCTTCCTTCAACTCTTCAATTCGCGCGTAAATGAGTTTTGATAGTTCACGCTCAAATACGCTTGCATAGGTTAACAACACAGCCTCCCGAGCCGTTCCCCCCGAATGTTCAAACCGGCGGCTAGTCCGGGAGGGTTGACTAGCCGCCGGTGATCCAGAACGCCGACCGAACGGCGCTCCGAACTTTAGCCGCGAGGCGGCGTCAGGCCATAGGCCCTGATCTTCTCCAACCGACCTTCGCCGCCACCCGCGCCGTCATGGATCGGGTAGGCGCGACCACCTGACTTGCGGCCCATGGGGGGCATACCCTGCGGCCCCGCCTGCATGGGCATGGGGACAGGCATCGCCATCGGCGCGCCAGCGCCAGCGGGCGGCATACCCTGCGGCGGCGGAACCGGCACGGGCTGCGCCGGCAGACGCGGGGGCATACCACCGCCAGGGGGCATCATGGGATTGCCCATGGCGCTGTCGGGGTGCTTGCCGGCAATGATGATATTGACGTTCATCTTGCCCTTGCCAGCGCGCCCGCCATCCTTGCGAGCCATACGACCGCCAGTCGGGCGCGTGCCCTCGTACTCACCGTCGGCGACAGCCGAACCGCCCTTGGCGTGGTGCATGTGCTTCAGGGTTTCGGCGAGGCGGGCGCGCTTGGCGAGCTTGGGATTGTCGCTATGCGCGGCCTTGGCGAGCTTCTTGGCGGGGATTTTCTCGCCAGCCGGAACGTGCAGCGACTTGTGCAGCGCACCCGGATGCTTGATCGCGCCCGCAATCCAATTGCCGCCACCGTCCTTCTTGCCAGTCCGGGCTTCGGGCTTGACCATCTTGCGAATGAGCGCCTTGTCCTCGGCGACATCCGGGTGCTCGGCCTTGCCACCGTGCTTGCGGCGCATAAGCGTCTGAGCAAGTCCGGGGCGCTGACCAGCCTGCA